ATGGAAGTTCAGATTATTTAAACAGAACATCTAGTAGCACAGGAAATAAAAAAACTTTTACAATATCATATTGGTGTAAAAGAGGTAATTTAACTTTAGGTAATACATCAACAGCATTATCCTCTGGAAATTTTTCTAATGGAGATAATCATACTTATGTTGGATTTCAATTAAACACTGATACTGCAAGAATACAAAATACAGTAAGTGGTTCTACTGTTATGTCTTTAATATCAACTGCTTTATATAGAGATGTTTCAGCATGGTATCACTTTGTATGGAAAGTTGATACAACACAATCAACAGAATCTGATAGAGTTAAACTATATGTAAATGGAGTAGAACAAACAATATCAGGAACATATCCAACACAAAATCAAGATACTTTTGGTAGTGATGATACTTATAGAGTTGGAGTAAGATTTCTTGCATCAGCTACATATTGGGATGGATATTTAGCTGAAGTTTGTTATGTTGATGGTTCAGCTTTAGCACCAACATCATTTGGAGAATTTAATTCTCAAACAGGAATCTGGGTACCTAAAGTTGTTACAGGCTTAACGTTTGGTACAAACGGATTCTATTTACCATTCACTAACTCAGGTGCTCTTGGAGAAGATTTCTCTGGCAATAACAATGATTTCACAGTTAATAACCTTACATCACTTGACCAGTCAACAGATACATGTTCCACTAATTTTGCAACTATTAATCCATTGTATGTAGGATTAAATGCAAACTTTGGAATATCAGAAGGAAATTTAAAAGGTTTAAATAGTGGTGCAGGTGATAATAATTATGTAAATAATTTTGGGGTATCTTCAGGAAAATGGTATGTAGAAGCTAAAGCAACAATGTCAGGTAATGCTTATGGAACTATTGGAATTGTTGCAACAGATAGTGTTCTTCAAACAAATGGAAGTTGGTTAGGTAGTACAAATGACAGTTGGTATTATAGTCAAAATGGACACATTGGTACAAGTGGTGGTTCTACATCAACTGGTCATGCTACATATACAACAGGTGATATAATAAGTGTTGCTTTAAATTTAGACGATAATGAATTACTTTGGTATAAAAATGGTGCAGTTCAAAATAGTGGAACAGCTACATCTATAACTGCAAACAAAACTTATTTTATTGGTGGCAGAGTTTATGATACCAGTACAGGTTGGGAATTTAACTTTGGCTCTCCAATGTATGCAATCTCATCAGGAAATACTGATGGTAATGGATTCGGAAACTTTGAATACGCAGTCCCAACAGGGTTTCTTTCTCTTAACACTAAAAACTTAGCGGCGGTACTAGCATAATGGCAATTATAGATAAACCATCAGATTTTTTTAATACTAAACTTACTACTGGTACAGGTAACTCACAAGCTGTAACTGGTCTTGGTTTTCAACCAGATTGGATATGGGGAAAACGTAGAGATGATACAGGAAACAATTCTTTATTTGATTCTGTAAGAGGAATTACGAAAGGTTTAGAATCAAATGGTCAAGGTGCAGAATTTACTTCAAGTGATTATTATACAGCTTTTGGAAATGATGGATTTACAATAGCAGCAGGTAGTGGTGGTGCTGGAAATGGAAATGGTCAAACAGCAGTTCAATGGTGTTGGAAAGCTGGTGGCTCTGCATCATCAAACTCTAATGGAAGTATAACAAGTAGTGTAAGTGCAAATACAGATGCTGGATTTAGTATTGTGTCTTATACAGGCAATGGTTCTGATAATGCAACGATTGGTCATGGTCTTGGCTCATCTATAAATTTTGTCATTGTTAAAAGAAGAAACTCAACTTCAAATTGGTTAGTTCAAGGAAGTAAGGTTGGAACTGGATATGGTCAATATCTAGAATTAAATGCAACAAGTGCTGTTACTAGTGCGTCTGATAATATTAAAAGTGTTAGTTCATCTTTATTAACTTTAGGAACTAATGGAAGTTGTAATGGTTCATCCGATACTTACATAGCCTATTGTTTTAGTGAAGTATCAAATTATTCTAAAATGGGATCTTACACAGGAAATGGAAATGCTGATGGAACATTTATTTACACAGGATTTAAACCTGCTTTTTTATTAGTAAAACGAAGCAGTCAAGCTAATAACGATTGGAATTTACATGATAATAAAAGTCCAGGATTTAATGTTAATAATAGTTATTTAGCACCAAACTCTGCAGCTGCTGAAGTTACAGGAAATACTTCTCAAATTTTTGATTTATTATCTAATGGTTTTAAATGCAGAGGTGCAGGTACAGGAAGTAATGCTTCTGGCTCAACATACATCTACATGGCATTTGCCGAGAACCCATTCGTAGCTAGCAATTTTGTTCCTACAACAGCCCGATAATTAATGAATTTAGTATATAGACAACTGCATAATTTTAACTTATAAGGAGAACCAATATGTATGCAAAAGTAGAAAACAACGTAATAGTAAAAGCTAACTCAAGCCTAGCTTCTTTTAATAGAGCAGCACCATCTTGGAGTGCAGAGCAACTTGCGGCTAACGGAATCTATGAAGTAGTATATGACAACTCAAATTTAAAAAACGATAGATTTTACATCAATGGTGCAGAGAGTTTTACTTTCGCTAGTGATACAGTGACTGCAAGTTATACTGCAGCAGTAGGTAAAACATTAGATGACGTTAACGAAGTTGACGAAGATGGTAACGCGATACTAGATAATGACGGTGTTCAATTAGTTACATCTGGTTTAAAAACCAATGAAAAAAATAAAATCAAAGCTCAAGCAGCAGGTCTTTTGCAATCTACAGATTGGTATGTCGTAAGACACGCCGAGTCAGAAACTGCAATTCCAGCAAACGTATCGACTTACAGAACAGCAGTTAGAACAAAATCTAACGAAATAGAAACTGCAATTGATGGTGCAGCGAGTGCTGAAGCACTAGAAGCTTTATTTACTTACACAACAGGTGCAGATGATGTTACATCTAGACCTTTGGGTGAGTGGCCTAAACTATAAATCAAAAACCTCGTTTACTTAAATCGGTTGAATTTATCAACCATTTGATATACTACCTAATAAACAGGTTTTTATATGCTACAAAAATTAGGATTTTTACCAGGATTCAACAAACAAGTTACATCTACAGGTGCCGAGTCACAATGGACAGGTGGTGAGAATGTACGTTTTAGGTATGGTACACCTGAGAAAATAGGGGGTTGGTCACAATTAGGTGAGTCAAAACTAACTGGTGCAGCTAGAGGTTTACATCATTTTGTTAGCACAGGTTCTATTAAGTATGCAGCTATAGGTACTAATAAAATTTTATATATTTATTCTGGTGGAGTTTACTACGACATCCACCCTTTAGTTAATCCAACAGGTACAGCACTTACAAGTGCATTTAGCACGACTAATGGATCACCGACGGTGACTATAACATTTCCAGGAACACATACTTTTCAAGCTCAAGACATTATTTTATTTAGTGACTTTAGTACGATTACAAATTCTAATTTTAGCGCTGCAGATTTTAATAATAAAAAATTTATGGTAACAAGTGTACCATCAACTACTACAATTACTATTACAATGCCTAGTAATGAAACAGGTTCAGGTGCAACAACATCAGGCGGTATTAAATACTATCAATACTATCACGTAGGACCAGCAGAACAATTAGGAGCTTTTGGTTGGGGTATATCTTTATGGGGTGGTAATATTTTAGGGGCTATTACTACTACTTTAAATGGAGCAATTGGTGCTACATCAGGAGGAAACAATGGTTCTGCTACAGAAATTACATTAACAAGTGTATCCGGTCTTCCAAGTTCTGGTACAAATTTTATTCAAGTAGGGACTGAAGAAATATCTTACACCGGAATTACTGGAAGTAAAATAACAGGTATTGGTAGAGCAGCAAGAGGAACAACAGCAGCCACTCATTCTAATGGTGCAACAGTAACTAATACATCATCTTTTACAGGTTGGGGATCACCCGCAGCCAACACCGATTCAGTAATTGATCCAGGTCTATGGTCCTTGGACAATTTAGGTACAACTCTTATTGCATTAATTCACAATGGTGAATGTTTTAAATGGGATGCAGATGCAACTAACGCAACAGACAATAGAGCAGTAATTATTCCAGGTGCACCAACAGCATCACGTGACATGTTAGTATCAACACCTGACCGTCACTTAGTATTTTTTGGTACAGAAAAAACAATTGGAGATAAGACATCACAAGATGATATGTTTATAAGATTCTCATCACAAGAAAATATAGAAGACTACACACCTACAGCTGAGAATAGTGCGGGTACACAAAGACTGGCCGCCGGATCACGGATCATGGGTGCAACACTCGGTAGAAATGCAATATACATTTGGACTGATACTTCTTTATTTACAATGAGATTTGTTGGAACTCCTTTTACATTTGCTTACGAACAAGTTGGAACTAACTGTGGATTGATAGGACAGAACGCAGCTGTTGAAGTTGATGGTGCTGCTTATTGGATGTCTGATAATGGTTTCTTTAGATACACTGGTAAACTAGAATCTATGGATTGT